ACCAAGACCAGCACGAGATTTTGTATATGGATCGAACAAAATTGACATCCCTCCGAATAATCCCAAAAACACTTTACTGAAATCGCCGCATAATAATTGAGATCCTGTTCCTCCGTTTCCTACATTAGAAGAAACATAGAAAGGATATGTGTTAAGAGTCTTAGTGAAGTTATCCATGTAACCAGCTACATAGTTTTCAGTAGCTAATCCTTTAACTACTTTCAAAGCATTTGCATCTAATAAATAAGAAATATTAGCTAAAGCTGGATTAACTCCCGCTGCTAGTAAGTTAGATTCTGCTTCAAAGATTAGAGCTGAAGTAACTTCTCCTGTTCCTAATGAATTAGCTGGATTGAAGATACTATCAGGTCCGTTTGTAGTTGTAGCTGTACTCTTTAATAATGCTCCTTCAAAAGTAGCTATTTGAGATGCAGCTAAGTTCTTACGGAACGCAGCTTCTCCACCTACATTCTGAGTCATTAATTCAGCAGACATATCTACTACAGAGATAAGTTTTTTAGGATCTAATTCAACAGATGCAAAAGAACCAGCAGCAGTAACATCAGTAGTATTATTCTCAGCTTTCCATGAAGAACTAATACTCTGTACAACAGGCATCTTGCGATCAGCTACTAATCCTGACATGAAGTTTGCACCCGCCTGAACTAAAATAGAATTAGCTTGTAATTGATCCACATAAGAACCTAAGTCAGTTCCATTTTGAGCAGTAGCTACAGCTCTCTGATGTAATACTGATGAAGGAATACCAATACCTTGAACAATTTTACCATTAGATTCTAAACGAGCTTCCTGATCCATTTCACGACATAAGCCCTCTAACTTACCTGAATAAGCAGCACGAACACAATCAGTGAATTTGTAATCCTGAATCTCTTTAGGAGCTTCAACAGGAGCAACAGGAGAAGCTCCAGCCATTGAAGAAGCTATTTGTCTTTTTGTTAATTCTAATTTCTCAGCTCTTTCAATCTGAGTATTTAAAGATTCTACTTTTGCTAATGTCTCATCGAACATCGTAGATTCTTCCTCTGTCATTTCACGACCTTCTAACTCTACTAAGTTAGTTGTCTCATCAAGCTTCTCCATGTGTGAAGCTCTCTCTTCTTTTAGTTGTACACTTTTCATTTTACTTTCTGTATTTTTAATTTTAATTTACGGAGATAACCTTTTAACTTATTCTCCTCTTTTTGCTCCAATTCTTTTTTAATCTCAGTAGTTAGAGCTTCTACCTTTTCTATAGACCTAGCTGAAACTGTAGCCGATCCATAAGCTGGAGTAGTAACAGGAGAGACATCATATAGCATATCAATAGAATTAATAGTTCTAATGACCTCGCCATTATCTCTCTTTTCCCATGAATCTCCTCCCTTTGCTATTGTGAAGGCGAAGGAGCTAGAAGATATATCTCCTCTCTTTATACTTTCATATAAATCCTGAGCATAACTCTGATTCCCTAACCTTAATGAATATTTTAAACCTCTCTCATCTACTGAAAGATTTAATGTTTGAGGACTCCTTCCTAATACATAATTATTATCGTGATTAATCAAACAAACACAAGAATCCATCTGCGTCTCTGTGAAGGCATCTCTAGAGATGTATTCATAAAAACCACCTAAATTCTTAGACCTAGAACCAAACACAGAAGCATAACCTTCTATATACATATCTCCATTTGTCTCCTGTCTTACTTCAAAATCTGAAGCATTAATATTTCTAGTTTCTAAATTTTTATTCGCCATCTATTTCTTCTTTAGTAGCATCAGCCATATTCAAAGGAACTAAATATTCTGATAGCCCTTCCTTACTATTAAGATTCTCTAACTCTCTAACTTCATTTCTGTTGAGCCATCCGTTTTGAATTGCTATAGCATAGCTATTATATCTACTCTCTATATCTCCTCTGAGTATTCCTGAAGCATTAAACTCAAAGAATAAATTATTCTTCTCATCAGTTCTAAGTAACTTTCTATTTAATTCCTGTTCCCAATTTACAAGATAAGGAAGTAAACAATTTCTGTAGAACATGATACTCTGCTCTTCTACATTAGCTCTAGAAGATGAGTCTCTCATGATACCTATCTGAGAAGGAGGAACAGCAAAGATAGAAGCTATCTCTTCTCTAGTAAATTCCATCTGCTTTATAAGATCACTATCAGCTGCTGATACATTTAATCTCTGATATTCCATACCTTCAGGAAGAACAGCAGTAGAGTGTGAGTTAGATAATCCTGAATACTTCTGATTCCATTGATAACGGATTCTCTCTATAACTTCAGGCTTCATAACTTTAGCAGTCTTTAAAAGTCCTCCAATATTTCCCCCTGATGAGAAGTAATTAGAAGCATAGTCTCTAGAATAAACTCCTAAGCCTATAGTCTTTGCATACATTTGTAAAGGAGAATATCCCGAAACTCCATCAAAGGATAAGCCTGAGATGTGCAGAACATCAAAAGAATTAAGTGGAATAGACTCTCCTGTTACTTCATAAAATATATGACCTTCATGAACTATAGGTCTTACATTCTCAGAATCTAAAGGAATAAGCTCAACAGGAACTCCTCCTGTATTTCTAACTATTAAAGAATAACAATTACCATTAATAAGCAGATTCATCATCTGCTGGACTCTCCAATTATAAGAAGTAATATTTTCGTTAGGCTCAGAATGAACTAAATTATATAAAATATGATTTTTATCTATTGATTTATTATCGCCTTCCTTAGTATATAAATTCAAAGGAAGAGAAGCGATAGCTGTACTAATAGTCCTAACACAAGCTGTTACAGAACTCAAACTCATAGCTACCCCACGACTATTCACAATGGATGAGCCAAAGTTATTATCAAAATAGCCTTGATTACTAATGTTAAATGCTCTCTGTTCCCCTCTAAAAGCATCTAATAACCTATTAAATAAACCCAAACTTAACTAGATATAGTTAGACAATTAGGCAATATAGCTATAAGTATTATATAGTGAATGAAATTATTTTAAATCTTTTTAACTAATGTAGTAGGATATTTAATATAAGTTTATATCTTTGTAATGTTATTAACCTAAACACCTAGAACAAATGACTAATCAAGATAAGAATACTAAGCTAAAGAAGATGATAATACTCTTCAAAAATTTAACTCCTGAGAATCAGGATCTACTTAAAGACTTTGCTCTAGAATATCAGAAGGAAGTAGATAGGCTAGAAGGACTTAACTCTGTACTCAGGGAGCAATTAATTAAGGTAAGAAACGGGAGCTATTAAGCTCCTTTTTTTTTACTCAAAGATTAACCCTATATATAAGATACCTAAAAATAATCTTATCTCATTATTATCTACTGTGATTCCTAAGCAGACTCCTTTTATCATTGCTAGTTCTATGTGCATCATATAAAGATAATCTCTGAGGATTGCTCCTCTGTTAATCTGTCCTGTAAGTATTCGACCATTGCATTAGAGAGAGCTACTATACCATCTATCTTCTCTGAACTCTTAATTCTACTCCATCTCTTATTATCATTCTCATCATATAAAATAACAGCATTATCTACATTCCAAGTTAATATAGGATTCCCTCCATGCTGTAAAGTCTGAGCTTTAATCTGATTCTCCATCTCTACTATAGCTGGAGTCCATGTATAGCTTCCCTGAGCTACCTCAGAGCAGTCTATCCCATAATCATTATATAAAGATAATATTAATTCTGTAGCGTACTTCCTATCATATCCTATCCTTATTAAAGAGTACATATTATTAATCTCTAATATCCTCTTTTTTATCTGTCCGTAATCTATAATATTCCCCTCAGTAGCTTCTATAAATCCTTCTCTTTCCCATACATCATAATTTACTCCTTTCTTCATACTTCTCCCCCTGATACTATCTTCAGGAATCCAAAAGAAAGGAAGTACATAATTCTTCCCATCTATATCAGGGAAGTATAATACTAGAGAGCTTAGATCATGACTCTTAGATAAATCCAATCCAGCATAACAGTCCTGTCCTAATAATATATCAGGATCAAACTTATCTCCACAGCTAGACCATTCTCCAGCTTTAAGCCATCTCTCAGAACTAGAAACCCAAATATTAAGATGATACTTCAGGAAAGAGTTAAGAGTAGATCCTATATTCTTAGCCTTCCTACTTTGCTCCTGTAGATAGTTCTCCTGAACTGAGACTCCATAGTTAGGATTAGCTTTTTTCCAAGTATCAACAGAGAAAGGATCATCTTGTTTATCAGCTGCCCATATCTTACCATAGAAGCTCTTGTCCTCTATTACTCCATTATTAACTTTATTAGTATAATCGTGAACTTCATAACAGATGGATGTTGTATCATATCCAGCTGTAGAGATACTGAAGAATATAGGATTTAAGTGAGTCCCCTGAGATGTCCGAAGTACATCATACAGTTCTCTGTTAGGCTGTGCTAATAACTCATCCATAAAAACAGCAGTACAGGATAATCCTAAACTTCTAGGAGCATCAGCTGATACTACCTGATAAGTAGTATTAGTCTTTAGATTAATAATACTGTTCCTCATTACCTTAGTCTGATTCATTAGTATATCTGAGTTCAAACAAATCTGTTTAGCAGTCTTGAATATAATAGAAGCCTGATTCCTATCTGCTGCTGCTGAGATAACCTGTCCTCCTATAGTATCAGGATCGAATAAGTGCCAAAGAGCTAGGCAGCTCATCAATGCAGACTTTCCATTCTTTCTAGGGATCTCTAAATATATCTCCTTCTTAATTCTGTTCCCTGATTCATCTAAATCTCCATAGATAGGATATATAATATCTTCCTTCTGCCATTTCTCTAATATGAAAGGCTTTCCAGCTTTAGGTCCTGAGACATGAGTACATATCCTTTCTATAAAGTTTACTACTCTTTTAGCTTTCTTATTATCAATCATCTAATAAATCATCTAATGAAATTATCTTATTTTCTACAGCATTAAGTTTAGCTCTAGCTGAAGGAGTGAGTCCGAACTCAGATAGCATCTTTCTAACTCTACTCCAAGAGTCAGTCATTATCTGAGACTTAGGATGTTTTTTCCAAAGTAGCTCTCCAGCTAAATTAGTTACAGAGTATATATCTCCATGCTCATCAATGTACTCTTTAGCTTTCCTGTAATCATCATAGGCTTCAGCTAATAAAACTAATGCAGTCTGATCCACATCATTTATTAAGTTTAGCTTGTGTAATTTAGAAGCTATCCCTAGATAATAATTCTGAGCATCCTCAGAAATGTAATCAGGCAAGACAGGGAGCGAAGAGGGAAGGTCTAGCTTTTGACCATCCCTGTCCTTCCGAAAAGTTCCTTCCTGTTTTTTTAATTCAATTGGCTTTTTTAATCTTCCCATATTAATATATTATTAATAGCTTATTAA